CTGGCGAGAATGCCCGAACCGCTTGAATTATAAGCAGTCATGCTGAAAATCTGGCCATTGACGTTATTGGCTGCGGTCCCCGCCGCTCCCAAGCTAAGCCCAACATACGAAGCGCCATCGCCGGTTCGGATTGCGACATCAAAGCACTGCGGTTCTGTATTAGCGCCGCTGCAGGTGCCTGTCATGGCGACGTTGTTCCGCTCGACGTCAATACCAAGATACGTGCTGCTGCCTGTGCCAAACGTCGGCCGGGACACGCTAGCCCCGTCGATCAGGAGGCTGACGGCGCGGATATTCGTGGGTGCGAGCGCGGCGGACGTCTTCTCGACCTGGGTGCTGATCTCCAAGCCAGTCACGAGAGCGGTGTTGGTGCCGCCTTGGAACCCGGAATTGGCCGTGCAGTTGGTCGCAAAACAGTTGCTCGAAACCGCCGTCAAGCCCCACGCCGCACCCCCATTAACCCCCATTCCGCCCGTGCCCGACACACCCACACTCTCGCCATAGATCCCCGTGGAGCCCGGCGAAAGCGTAAACCCGTAGCCAGCCACACCTTGACCCAGCATCGTCGTGGCGGAGTTGGCATTTGATGGCAGGATCGACGCGCCGACGATCGCGTTGGCGGACCCCTGCGCTATCGGCGGCCCAAACTCCTGCGCGGCTGCAAAACTGCCAATCGTGACCCGGACCGGATCGAACACCGTGGCAAGCGTCGTTGGATTGGCGATCGTGGCGGAGGTTGACAACACCTGCCCGACGCTATCCGCTTGAGCGGCACCAACGCCGAGCGCCGACAGCCCGGTGGCGGACCCACCTGTAACCGCAATCGCGTTCGAGTTCTGACCAGCCATGGAGCCGCAACCCAGGCAGGAGGCGCTTCCCGGCAACGTAAAGGTGTTGCCGCCGATATTCAGCGACAGCGTAGCGGGGCTGGCGGAACCTCCGACAGAGATTGTCGGCTGCCCGCTCACGAACCCGAGGCATATTTCGGCATAGGACGCGGTGATCGGGCCGCTATTCTGACAGATGCCGAAGCCGGAATTGACCACGCCAACGTTGGTAATCACACCGTTCTTTGCGGTGCCGCCGTCGCCTAGGATGCCATTGCCAAACCACGTCGGAACGTGCCCAGCCGTCACTGGGCCGGATTGCTGGATGCCGCCCTGCGCGTGACCAGCCAGCGGCGCCAACAGAACGGCCAGCCACAGGGCGAATGCGACAGCAACCCCGTTAGGTATGGACTTTCGCATCGGGCATCCGTTCCTCTGCTGCCGGTTTCGGCGGCGTGGCCATGGGCTTCAAACCACGCCGTGCCCGCAACTCCGGGTTAGGCAGAGACTTGCTCACCAACGCTTTGCCGCGCATGAACCGGCGCGGCTTAGTCGTCATGCGGCTTCTTCACGCCCTCGTGGGGATCGTTCGGATCAACGTGGTGCGCCGGCTGCGGCTTAGGCTGCATCTCGTTCTGCGGTGCCACACGATGGTCGCCACGCGGCACGGTCAGGCGCTCGCGCTCCACTTCCTGCGCAGCCTGTTCCTTCATGCCGTCATCCGGCTTCGGAGTGTGCTTCGGGTCTTCCATTCAATCCTCCTCGTCCTGCTCGTCTTCAACGGCCATCTTCTGGATTTGCAACTCCACGCGAGCGCAATCCTTGCCGCCAGCCTGATGCGTGCTGACCGACGTCACAACCGCAAAACACCGCATGTCCAGCATGTCGCCAATGCGGCAGTCTGCCTTCATTCCCAGCTTGTCGAGTTCCTTCTCGGTCAGGCTGATGCGCAACCCCCAAGGATAATCGGGCTTGCTCGCGATGTCTGGCACGGCAAGGTCCATCTTGTCCTCGTCGTCCAACTCCATATCGGCAAGTTTCGACCACGCCACGGCTAGGCCGCCATACCCTGCTCAGGCGCGGCCTGCGGTGCCCCGTTCTCGCCCGGCGGCGCGGCACCGCCCGGCGCTCCCTGCTGGCCCACAGCGGCCATCTCCGCCTCCTGCTGCGCGGCAAGGTCCGCATGCGCTTTCTCGTGACGCATGGCCATCTTCCGCAACTCCTCTCGGTGATTGCCGTGGACATCGCGGCGCTCACCCTCCTGCGACTTGTGCAGCGCGGCGCGCGCGGCACGGTGCCGCTCGGGCATATCGTCTGCCTTCTCGCCGCCATCGGACTTCGGTTCGCGCTTCGGCTCCGGTCGCTTGGCAGGCTCACGCTCCTCGCGGGCACGCTTGGACGATGGGTTGTCATACATCGCCTTGCGGCGCTCGGCGCGCGGGTCCTTGTCTTCAGCCATGGTCGCGTATCCTCTTTGATGTCGGGTGCGTATACATCGTCTCCCGGCGCCGCTTGCGGGCTTCTGGGTCCGACCCGCCGTTGCCGTGCCGCCAGCCCTCCATCGTCTTGGCGCGGATGGCATCGCGCCTGATCTCGGGATTGTCCGACTTCTCGGCTGCCGCGAGTTTGCTGGCGGGTATCTTCTTGCCTTCGGGAACGCCAATCTCGCGGTGCAACTTTCCCTTCTGGCCTCCCGGTTTCCAGCCCTTCGCCATCGGCGCACTCCTACTCGACAGATCGGTCAGACCGAGATGGGCCATCCTACTCAACCGCTGACATCAAACCTTGAACCACGTCGAAACCGATGCGACGTAGATGAAGCACACAGACGTTCCCGCAGACATCGTCGTCGGCGCGCCGGTCACGGTCTGACCCGTGTTGCCGGTAAACGTCGCCGCCGTCACGGTCTGCGTGGACGAGAAGCAAGCCGACGCGCCGTTCGTGGGCGTCGCGTTGAAGGTAAATCCGCCCGTCGCCAGCGTGCCAGCCGGGTTGATGATCGTGCGGTTGACCCCGACGCCCTGCGTGATGGCAAAGCCGGTCAGAGGCACGGAGTAGGCGATCGACACGGTATCGGTGATCTGTCCTGCCGTGGCGTAGACGCTCTGCGCGGATGGCGAACCGCCCACCACGTCCTGAAACAGGTCCGTCGATCCGACGCTCGCAACGGTCGGAACATAGGTTGTCTGCTGCGCCAGCAAGCCACCAATGACGCCAACGGCGAGCACTGCGGCAACGGCGAGCGTGAGGCCGATCTTGCGAGAGATGTTCTTCATCGTCGAAATCCTATCGGTGTGGTTACTTTGAGACCCAAGCCGTGCCAGTCACGCAGTAATAGATGCCGACTGCGCCAGCGGCCAGCGCGGACGACCCGTTGGCCGTGCCGTTCATCGTGCTGCCAGCCGGGCAGAACACGTTGATGCTGTTCGCGCCGTTGTTGACGACAGTGATGTAAAGCCCCACGGCCGAGGCTGGCAGCACCACGGAAGCGTTAGCGGCGGCGGCCGTGGTGACGTTGTTCACCATTGCCGTCAGAGGCGTGGCGCTGCCCTGACCACCGGCCGCATAGGCGGTGATACCGGTAGCCGTGCTCTGGGTCTGGAACGAACCGCTGTAGCCGGAGCCAAGCCCGTTCACGAACCACGAGCCGGCCGCGTAGCAGGTATAGATCGCAACCGAACTCGACATCTGGCTGACGCCGGTTCCCGAAGCCACGCCGTTGATCGTGTCCGTGCCCAAGCCGAACACCTGCATCGAGTTCGCGCCAGCGTTCTCCACGATGATGGTCAGACCACCGACGGACGCAGGCAGGACGACGCTGTCCCCAGGCGATGCCACGGTCGAAACGCGGTTGAGTTCGGACGTGAGCGGCAGCGCACCGGCTTGGCCGCCACCCGCATGCGCCGTCAGGCCGGTGGCCGAGCTTTCGACGAACAACTGCCCCGGCGGAAGCATCCAGAACGCGCTGGCCAGAACCCATGTGCCCGTGGGCGAGCCATTGTCCACATAGACATGCTCGGTCCCAAGGATGGCCGTTATCTGCAAAGAGCCGGACTGATATGTCATCTACCCAACCCTGCCAATCATGCCGAAGGAATGCCCCAACTCATCGCCGCCAAGCCGCTGGCGGATATCCGGTAGAAGATCGTCCCGCTCGTGTAGACGACGCATTGCATCCGATACAGCACGCCACGCTCCGGCTCGCCGCCAACGATCGAAACATCCGCGCCGCTCGAATACACGCACTGGGCACCCGCGACTCCGGCGCCGCACACGATCCACGTCGTCCCGCCGTCAAACGACCGCTCAATGGCAACCGTGCCCGCCCATGCCGTGTTGGGCGCCACGCCGCCGTAGATCACCACGTTGAACGCGCCGTAAAGCTGAATAACCGGCGAAACGCCAGCGGCCACGAACTGACCGGTCAGAACCTGGTTGGCAAGGTCGCCAGCCGGCGGCGTGCCGCTGACTGCAAGGGCGCTCGGGATGCCCACAGACGGTTACGCCACCTGCCGCGCTGGCGGCATGATGCTGCCCAGGATATGCGACTCCACTGTCGGACCGGGCGCGCCGCGTCCGCGGATCGTGGGCGCCAAACTGCCACGGCCGCCAGCATCCGGCGCCATCACATGCACCGCCTCGTCGTTCGTCGGCGGACCCTTGATGATCGCCAGCCCCGATGCCGTGACGCGCATCGGCCCCATGTCGCGCTTGGCGATGGCGCCGATGCTTTCGGCAAACGCCGCGTAGATCGCTTCCGCCACGGCGTTCAGCGGCTCCATGGCCTCGTTCGGAACACCATACCAGCCGATCTCGGTCGATTGCTGACGGTGGCGTTCGTCGATCCAGATCGGGTTCTGCCGCGAGTTGCCCAGGAAGGTCATGTGCCGCAACCGATACGCAGGCTCGGTGCGCTTCTCGTTCGCCTCTGCGATCAGATCGAACATGCGAACGCGCGCCTCGTCCCGCTTCTGCAGAACCTCCGGCGCGACACGCTTACGGCCGGTTCCTTGGTCCACAAGCTGCGCCAGCGACATCGCCAGCGCATCCGGCGAAAGCATGCTCGGGCCGGGCTTGTCGGCCGCGCCCTTCGCCATGTTCATGATCATTTCGGCCAAGCGGCTTTCGACCTCGGCCACGCGCTTGGCGACGATCGCCTCAACCTCAGCCGCCGGAACCATATCCTCTTTCGTGGCCATGATCAGGCCACCCGGTAGTTCTTGGCGGCGTATTTGGCGCTCCAGTCGTCCCGCGCCGTGGTGGCGATGGCGTAGGCGATCGATCCCGCCGTGAAGTCCGTCCCGGCCGGAACCTGCGCCAGCAACCGGACATACCGCGGCAACGTGCCTTCCGGGAACGCGGGCGGCCAATCAAACCGAGCAATGCGCGTGCTGGCTGGGCACTGCGCTGCGGTCAGCGGGCCAGTCTCGACGAACGTCTGCCATGTGCCGGGCTGATAGTTGCCGGTCACGCCAAGGTCCGGCGCGCCTTGGAATGCCAAGTTCAGCGTGGCCGCCGTGGCCGTCACTAGCGCTGCGCCGGTTACCACGTCCAGCAACAGCCGATCGTCGCCCACGCCGAAATCCGTGCCGAACAGCGCGGCGGTGCCGATGCTGTTGGCCGGAGCGGTGCCAACGCCCTGGCCCAGCAAGTCCAGCACCTGCGAGGCAATGGCAACGCCCGCGCCGGCAACCAGCGAAAGCGGAAATCCGGGCGGAATGACAGACAGAAGCGCGTCGGAACGCATGGAGGATCTCCTTCAGAACTGAAATCGGCCGATCAGGTCACGGTCGCTTCGGTGATAAGCAACTGGTCCGACACGCGAACCGGGATTTGGCGCCAGTTGTCCGTCACCATGCCCGCGTAGTCGGGAAGCTGCAGCAGCACGTTGCGGTCGCGCATCGCCTGGACGTCCATCCAGTGGCGCACGGTGCGGTTGGTGATCCACACGTAGCGAACGCCCGGCACGCTGTTGAGCGGCGCGTCCGTCTTGGTGATGCCGGACTGCTTCTTGCCCATCGTCGGCGGCAGGTAGCCCATGGCTGCCATGCCGGCGAAAATGTCATAGGCGTTCGGACCAGCCAGCCCGGCGGCCGTGACGTCGATGTTGCAGAGCCGGGCGCCAAAACGCCAATCCTCCGGCACGATACCCATCTGCGCGCGGAACCAAGACGTGTAAGCCTCAAACCGATTGCCCACGCTGTCGAAGCCGGGAACGGTATCGCCCTTGTCCTCCATCGCCAGCCCGACCTTTGAGCCGCGCGGGTAGATGCCGTAGATCGAGCGCTCGCCCAAGCCCAGCAGCCACAGCGATGCGTTGGAAGTGCCGACCCCGCCCGCGCTGATTACGTTGGCCGCGTTTTGCGCGTTGGCGGTGTTCACCGTGTTGTAGAAGTTCGACAAGCCCATGAACTCGGACGGCGTGGCGATGGTGTTGCCGTAGAACGACGTCTGCTCCAGCGTCTGGCCCATGCCCTCCAGGAACGCCACGTCCTCGTTTTCGCGGAACCGCTCAATGTCGCCGCTGTCTTCCGCGAGGGTGCGGTCCACCTGGCTGTAATCGACAAGCTCGCCCACGCCGACGCGCGCCTTGGCCGTGGTGGATTTGCTGTAGGGCGTGCCCTGGTTGTATTGGCGGAAAAAACCCTGCGGGATTGAGGTGCGGAACACGAACTCGTGCCCGCCGACCTCGTTGCTCTCGACCATCGGCAGATCGTCATACAGCGCCACCGACTGCGACAGCATCTCGGCAATGAACACCTGCTTGCCGCCGACCGTGCGGGATGCAAGGTCAAGCAGCGAAGGCCACGAACCAGTCGCCATCAATTCTCTCCTTGGAAGTTGCCGGCGATCCGGCTATAGGCCAGCAAGTTTGCTCGCCCTTCTGCGGCGAATATCACCAGATGCAGCGACGACAACCCACGCGACCGCTGCTATCATCCCGGCAATGAACGCCAAAAACAGCCATAAGGGGTGGCTAGTCACGACGTCGCACCCGAGCGCGGACTGGTCGGATGGGTATACATCGCCTCACGGAACGTTCGCGGACCCGGCCCGCGATCCGCTGTCGGACGCGGCGCCACGGACGGCGGCGCGGGTTCGTCGAAATACCGGGCGGCTTGGTGCAGCACCCGCATGAACGCCGGATGGTCGCCTGCGCCGGTCACGCGCAGGAACTCGTCGAACTCAGCCTGATGCTGTTGCGGCACCAGCATGTCCCGCATCCGCGCAACGGCGCGCATCGCCGTTTGATGACCGGCTCCGCCGAGTTCCGGGTCCGCCTTGATCTTATCGACCCAGCCCGCTCGCATTTCGCCAAAGACGCGATGCTGCTCGGCCAGCAAGCTATCCGCGAACGTCTTGAACGCGCCAAGATGCATGTCCACCAGTGACTGCGCCGTCTCCTGGTCGAGATTGTGCTTGGCGGCAATTGCGGTGAACGCTTCGACCTGCGCAGGTTCCGGGTGAATTTGCTCGGGGAAGACAAACGGCTCGTATGTGCGAACTTCTGGCGCCGTTGCTGGAGCGGCAGCAGCGGCTGGCTCGGCCGGTTTCTCGCCAGGCTTGTCTTCTGGCTTGCCCGCCGTCTCCAGCAACGTCGGCGTTTCGGTGTGCGCCTTGAACGCCGGCTCAGCATCAGGCTCGGCGGCAGGCGCCTCAGTGGCGGCCGGATCTCCTGATGCGGGCGCCGCAACTGGTTCGGACGGCTGGGCAACTGGCTCGGAAGCGGCGGCAGGCGCCTCTACCGCACCAACTGGCGTGACGGCCGGTTCGGTCGCTGGTGTTGGCGCTGCAACCGGGATCGTCTCATCAGGCGGCATTGGTAGCCTCAGCGGTTCAATATCATGCCATTGCTGACTAAACCGTGAACCCGCAAGCACTTCCGCGCACGACACGCATTGCGCGCATTGTGCAACCAGTGCGAACGTTGGTATTGTGGCAGCATGAAGCAGCGGCCCGCTCCGACGTCCAATCCCGGCGAGTTCATCGTGCCGAAAGAAGGCGCGTTCATGCTGGGAATATCGCCGGGGGAATTGCGGCGCAGACTGCGCGGACCCAACCCGCCGCCGCATCGGAAGTATGGGAAACGGTATTACTTGCCGAGGAAGGAGTTCACCGCGTGGGCGAGCAGGAGCGTGATTTAATGATGGAAGATTGGGCCGAGGCCGATCGGCGGTATTGCGCGAAGCGGATGCAGACAGAATACAACCACAGGATTTATGCCTGGGTGTGGTCTAGCAATTGCCGGATTGGCGACCACATTTACCAACCGCTTGCCGAGCAGGAGCGTGATTGAATGAACATGCCCCGTCGCACGCCATTCGACCTGATGCTGCTGTGTAGCACGGCCATCCATGCCGCGGTCGCCGTCATGGGCGTTGAGATCGCAGCGCCGAAGTTTGAAGCGTTCCGCACATGGAACCCAAGAACGCGGGAGTTCAGCGAGACGCGGGTCTACCGAAACGGCGTGCTGATTTGGACGGGGCCGAGTGACGAATGCGAGATTTCACCGACTATTCGGTAATGGGGGACATGATGGAGTATTGCTCTGTAGCTTTTATAACGCACAAGCAGATCGGCACCTGCCCTGTGCTGGGGATTACCGTCAGGCCAGTGCCGCCCTGATAGGGCAACAATGGAGAGACCTGCGCTGCGGCGCTCGCAACGCACCACAGCGGCAGAAACGCGGCGAAGACAACGGCTTTACTGCACACAGACATAGCTGAACTTGTCCCCCGTCGCGCTGGCGTTGGTGATCACTAGCGCGGTCGTGCTCGGCGTGTAGCCGGTCAGCGCGGCCCCGTTCGGACTGCTCACTACGCAATCCGGTGCGGTGATGTAGGCCGACGCAAACGTGAGGGTGCATCCGGTGGCCGTGGCGCCCTGCGTGATCGTGCCTTTTGTATCGGTGGCCGTCGTGCTGATGCTCGGCCCGGTGCCGCAACCGGACAGATTGGCACTCGTCAGAACCGTCGAGCCAGATTTGATGTGCGCGTTGAACTGCGTGATCGCAGCACTCAGCGCCGCCACCTGCACGCTGCCGATATAGAACTCCCAGCCGTTGGTGGCAGAGTAGTCCGTCCATTCCGTCCCCAGCGCCACGGTCGATGGATACGGCGACGCATTCGGCTGCGTGCCATTGCCGTAGATGCGCTGCCCGGCGGACATGGCAACCGCGGCCGTGGTGCCGAATGCGTCCACCAAGTCCAGCCCCATCTTGTAGCCGCCACCTGCGGAGAAAGCTGCGTCGGGCTGCTGCGTGCCGCCGTTCTGCACGCGGTAGCCGATCCACGTTGCACCCAACGCTCCCGTTGCGTTGGTGCGGTCGAGGTTGATGACGGACCCAATCGCGCCCACGTCGTAGCCGTTGTCGATCAGGTTGATGTCGCCCAACGCCTCAAGATACACCCCAGCGTGGGTGGCGCTGACCGCACCCGACAGGATTTGCCCGCTCGGGTTCGCTGTGAAGCTGGTGGCGCCCGCTTTGTTCGGCCCGCTCACGCTCACCGATGCGAAAAACGCCGAGTAGTCGCCCTGGCCGTTGTGATACAGGTCAATCACGTTACACGCGGCACCCGTGCGGCCAGATGTCGGACCCGCCGGACCGGTCGAGTTGTTCCAGCCGCTTTCTGTGTAGCACCCAGTCAGATAGGCGGATGCCTCGTTCGTGAATTTATAGCCCGTCGTGGGCTGACCCAGCGTCGCGGCGCCAGTCACCCGCTGCTCCGTCGCATACGGGACGTTGGTCAGGGTGCCGTTGAACATCTGGAGGATATTCGACGATCCGGTGACACTGGGAGCCGCCCGCATCTGGCTGACCACGGGACCGTGTAGGTTGCCGTCGCTGGTCTTGATCTGGCCAGGACCCACAAAGACTGTCGTGATCTGCGCCTGTGGGATGGTAGCGCCGTTGCAGGTCAGGCCGCTTGGGATCAGAATGCGCTTGACTGTCGCCATCGCCGCGTTGATCGCCGCGCTGTCGTCCGTGGTGCCATCGCAGACCGCGCCGAAGTCCAGCAGCGAGAGTTGGTCGCCCAGTTTGTTGCCCAGCGTTCGCGATGCTGTCCCACCCGATGCTGTGACTTGGCCGACCTGGGCGAATTGGGATATAGGCGAGTAGATGCCCACACCGCCGATCGTGCCGCGCGAACCGGGCGGGTTCAATTCGACCATCTCGCCGCCTGTCAGCGACTGCGCTCGCACATTGAGCGAACTGAGCAGCAACAAGGCAACGATAATTCGCCCGATCATTGGTACCTCCGCCTGCGCACGACGTCGATCAGCAACACGAACACCGCATAGGCGCCGACGCCGATCAGTTGGGCTGTGGTAGGATTGGCCAGGACCTATCGCCAGAGCAGCCAAGCGGATGCGACCAGTCCTATCGTCATCAGGTTCGAGATCGCCGTCACCGCTCGCAGCGACAGCGCCCGAAGCGCCAGTAGGAGCGCCTGCGTGTTCAGCGCCGTCAGCTTGGCGTGCGCTTGTGCCGCATCCGCCACTGGCGCCGTCGCTTCTTCCTCGCCGATCAGGGTAAATGCCTTCTTCGTGCCGCTCATGCTGTGCCACCTTTCGTGGATGCGCCATTGACCTGCCGGAGGATTTTCTGGAACGACGGCGAGTCCTGTTCGTCGTCTCCCGATTTCCCTTTCGCGACGCGCTGGGCGCCGATGTGATAGGCCGCCACCGCCTTGAATATATCAACCGACAGATCAAGCGTATCACCGGACGCGTGATCGTCCGATTTTGTGCGCTCTTGAGCCTGTTTCAGCAGAGCAACGGCGAGTCGGTCTAGGTCGGACTTGATGGTCATTGGTTTGCCCCCAACGATGCAGCTGCGGCCGCGCCCGGTGCCATGGATTGTAGCACAGGATCGACGGCCTGCGCTGCCCGGGTGCCAATATTGCCGGTCCATTGCCCAGCCGCGCCGCGGAGGTAGGGAGTAGAGGCAATGCCCAATGCCGCAAGCGCCTGCATGATGTCTGTGTCGGGAATCCCGGCGTAGTGCGCGCCGCCAATGCCAGTCATCGCCATCGCCGCATCTTTCCAGAACTGACGTTCCGGCGTGCCGCTATCTGCCATACGCGATGAAAGGGTCTGGTTGGCCGCCCGACCCAGGTCCTGCATGTCAAGCACACCGCGTGCAAACCGGTTGCGGCGAACGCTGGAATCCATGGCAGACAACCCGCCAAGGAAGTCTTGCGGCGTCATGACGCCATCCGAACCTAGGCGCTGACGCGCTCCGCGCTCCACGGCGACATAGCGCGCGTAACCGCGATTGGCGGCCTGGAGTGCCGCCGCTTGCTCTGGGTTCTGCATCATGTGGCTCTGGCGCAGAAGATCGACCGCCTCGCCTAGAGCTTCGCCTAAATGTTGCTGGTCTCCATCTGTGCTGCGCGTAAAGCGCCGCGACTCGTTTTGCAACTCGCTCTCAACGTCCTTGAACGTTTCAGCAGTCATCACACCGCTTGGCGGAACGCGCTGATTGAACCGTTGGTTAATGATTGCATTGAACTGGTTCCGGCGTTCTTGCGTCATAGAGCCAAGGATGTTGGTCAAGTCCTGCATGTCGGCAGCCGTCAGCCCGACTGGCAGTTGTGTGGCTGGGTTTACCCGAAGCGTCGTTCCTTGGATGGCGCGGTCGTAGGCATCGGATAGGCGCTGACGGACAGCGTTCACGCCTTCGTTTCCGACCGGGCCATCGGCCGGATACCGCTCGCCAATCGCGTCTAGCACACGGTTATAAGCCGCTCTGTTGAAGTCCTCTCTCGCGGTTTCTTCGGCGCCGCGAATAAAATGGCCTGTAACCGGCAACGACTTAAGGGCTTCTTCGGGGCGGCGCATGGCGGCGCCAGCCTTTTGCCCTGGCGTGAGGCGCACGCCTTCGTCAACCAGAAGGCGCGCTTCAGGCGTCATGGTGGGCACGGCGCGCGACATGACTTCGCCCGCGACGAGCCCCGTCGCAGCCTGCTTTGCCTTTGACTTGTCGAAGTCCCAGTCCCCAGTCACGGGCTGGATGGCGCCCGAAACTGCAGCAGCTATTGGAGCCACCATGCGGGGAGCGTATCCGAGCGCGCGGGCAACCGGGCCGCCGATGTAATTCATCGGATTAACCACGTCGAGGGCAGCCTGTTCCCAGTTGAAGCCTTTGTCGCCGCCGC